ATATCACCAACAGTAAGATGATCGGTTGCAATTATACGATCTTTTCCAGCAAACACACCGTTAAGTATGCCTGCTGCGTACGACACTTGAGGAAGATATTCAAAATAGTTTTTCACAAAATTATTTATTCAATAAAAAAGCCCTTATAAAAAGGGCTTTTCTTTATTAATTTTTAATTATAGAATTATGAAAATGTTACTGTAATTGATTTTACACCGCCAACATAAGCAATCGATGGTGTATCAATATTTGAATGCTGGAAGAACGGGTTTGCACCCGGGTCTGAAGAGTTCCAAACATATCCCGGAGTTCCGCCACTGCCTTCATCTCCGTTGTCAAAATCTTCTTCGTCAGTTTTTGGTTGATTTGGATCGTAATCAGGGTTCATTAAGTATGCTGGATTTACTGGGCATCTGTCAGATGAATCCGGATCAAAATCTGGATTGGAAATTGCTCTCCAACCTACTTGTTGTTGCACGTCAAAATTACTTGTATTGTCGCCGGTTAAGATTAACCGTTCGTATGTTGTGCCGTCGTTTGCAACATCAACACGCTTAACGTGCAAGTCTCTACCTACATCGTCGTTTTTAAAATCTAAATTTAACGTATAGCTACCTGCGTCAACATCGATTGTATATTCACGCACAACTTCAGTTTCAGTAATATTTAGATCTAGATCAACGTTTACGCTATTGAAATCAACATCAACTACTGGGCCTAAGCTATCTGCAAGTGTGCCTTCCATAGTTAATTTAATTTTTCTCGCTGCCATGGATTTTCCTTTTTTTTATAAAATGCATTTTTATAACATTATTTATCAACTTTACTCAATAAATTTGGTTAACTATCAGATCTGCACAATCCTTGTGTGCTGTTTTTAACGGATGACTAGTAGCATAACTATAGTTGTTTAATTTAGCCCAGTCATCGAACCCGAACCCTGTATAATTGGTATTTCCAGGAAACTCAAACCATTTCTCCCAATCAATTAGTGTTCTAATACTATTTAAATACTGGCTACCTGGGGTTTTCACTGCTGTTTTTTTTAATGCATCTGTTACATAATGATTTACATATGTAAACATATAATCGATTTTGTGTAATTTTAAGTAGTTTTGTAAAAGCAGGATGTCTTTTATATTGCTATAACTAGTGTTTAACGGATTTGTTTGTACTATACGATTGTATTGCTTTGCAAAATCAATTACGCCTAAATTCATACTTCGATGATATTTCGTTACTAAATCATCTCTAGTAAACTTCCAATTAGGAGTTGATTCCGGAAGTGCACGAAACCAACTACTTTCAATTTCATTATCAGCACTATGTACACTAAAAGGATACCACGGACTATCGTATTCTCCAGTAGGTTGCATTAGTGCATATTCATAACGATCTGTAAATGTCCACATGACTTGAACAAATATATCTTGTGATTCTACTTCTGTATTAGCAAGAGCATCTAATACATGTCTAACAGTGTAGGCATTACTTCGCCCGCTTCTTGCTAAATTTAAATGTCTCATACTAATTTTGCTAGCAACTAAATTAGCCCAACTTGAATAATGAGGAATTTTAGGATTTTCATTTTCGTTATGTAATTCAGCACCAAATGTAAAGCTGTCGCCGCCAGAAATGACTAGTTTATATTTTTTAGACATTAATCTCTTCTCTCAATATCGTTCTCAGTTAATTCTGTGCCCATCCACACTTCTATAATTTTAGCATTTTTATTGTCTATATTTATTGCTTTATGCCAATGCCCTGCTGGTATATCGATACTGTCGCCTGGTACTAACAAATATGATGTTTTGTGTCCAATCTTGTCTTCTAAAAACATGTTTATAACACCATCAACAACATGCCAATGTTCGCTTCGTTTAGAATGGCGCTGATCGCTTAGTGCTTTGCCTTTAAGGAATGTGAGTTCTTTTACTTGCCAGTTGTTGTTACTGTCTAGTATTTTGTACTCGCCCCAGGCACGTTTAGTAATAGGCTTATCCCAGTTTTTTAATATCCAACTGCTTGAATTTTTTTTATCCTCACCACCGACTCCAAAAACAAACTCAACATTATCATACATCATTTCTGGAATATTGTCTAGAGTACGATCTCCGCCGTTTGCAAATATAACTTTAGTTTGACTACCTAACGTCGATAGTAATTGAAAAATTGCATTACATGCACTATTATCATCGTCGTTAAATCCAATAACTCTATCTACTACTTTGAGTTCTTTAATAATAGCACAACGTTCTTTAAAGGGCATAAAAGCTTTGCCCTTTTTGCGTGTTAGCCATTCATCGCTATTTACACCAACTACCAGATCATCACCTAGCTCTTTTGCTGCGTTAAAATATGCAATATGTCCGCTATGCAACGGGTCAAATCCACCGGTAACTAATACTACTTTTTTCATTTATATTCCGTTTAATAAGGAAGCGACTCTTTGCTAAGATCGTACAAACTATGATCGAGCCACTCTATAGTAACTTTTTCTATTTTAGCATGTCCAAATTGATTAATACATTTAATTAAACTCAGCGGTATTAGTTCTTTTTCTGCCAAATCATACCAAGTTGTAGTATGTGGATCTAGTGGCTGTTGTGTGCCTTTGTAGACACTTGCCCAAAGAAAGTTCTCGCCGCGCTTAAATTTAAAATGCCCGTCGTGACAATCAAACCCACTCATTGCTAGCATTTGTATTAGTGTTAACATATTCCAATTGTATAATTCACCGGGATAACTGTCGGTTCTCCATCTATTTAAATCATCAATATATGTTCTAATAGGAACACTAATGCAAAGCATAGCATCTTCTCTCATAATGTTCCACCAGTGATTTAGACTTTGCATTGGATTTATTTCTTTTTGAAAAACATTATGTGCCCAAAGAAAATCAAAACTTTCATTATCTATATTAGTATTATATAAATTATCAACTTTTATGTTTTTAACATTTTCTCGACGATGTTCCTGAAGATGACTCTCACTAATGTATAGGTTTGTAATGTTGTATTGACTTTCTATCGTGTCGTCGGTGCTTCGATAATCACTAAACCAAGTGGTATGATTTCCAATTTTATCATCTAATATACCTATTTCATGTATACTATCCATAAATTCATTATGTTCTCCTAGCAAGTCTAACACTTGCATACTACCGTCTGTGGTTAATCTTTTCATAGTCAAATACCTATTTTAATATATTTATAGGGAAACATCTTCCATGCCGGCTGTCCTGAGTTTTACAATATGTCCTAGTTGCCATTGTTTGGTGTCTAAGCCTTTCATAATACCCAGCCATTTATTGCGTATTAATGCAACTTCATTAATTAATATTTCGTACTCAATCACTTCGTCCTCACCGTCTACATATTTTTCGGCATCTCTGCTACTTAAAGCACGTTGATAACCTTCTAAATACTTTTGAAAATATCTACGACGAATCTTTTTTAATTGTATGTTTAAAAAATTAAGAACTGCTTCAATTTCTTGTAATTGGTTAAATCTATGTTCAGTAATACCAGGCAAGGCACTGATGTTCTTTTCAACAATACCTTTTACCCTACATTCAATTTTTGCTTCTTCGAGTTGGTCAGAGTAGTAATCAAGAAATCCCGGCAAGTAAGAGATATCGTCAACTACTTTATTATACCACGTCATTGGTCATCATCGTCGTAGTCCCAATCGTCATCAATTTCCTCAAGTTCGTGCTCTTCGAGAGCGCTTGCAAAAAATTCGTCTAAATTTGCTAATTTACGCACATCTTCGTCACGCAAGCCAGTATCTAGTAGTTCTGCTACTAGATGACTAACTGCATGTTGTTGATCGGATTTTTTAACATATTGTTGGAATATTTCCCAACAGACTCTGATAGTGTCTAGATCCAATTTATTATTCCTTATTCTTCTATTACTTCTTGAGTATTTAATTCTTCTTCAAGTGCTGTTTGTTCCAAATCAGTTACACTATCCATTCCTAGCAAATCATCATTACCAAGATCCATCATAACAATATCAAGTTTATCTCCAGTCCAATTCTTGCGGAATTCAATAATCTCTTCACCTGCTTTAGTCATGTATCTTAACCGGTTACCCTGCTTAACTAGCAATCCCTTAGCTTCAAAAATATCTACTAGACCACTGTACGGATCCATGCCTGTTTCATATGGAATTTCAATTTGCACACTTTCAAATGGTTTAGAATAACGTGTTTTTACAACTTTACATGCTGCTCTAATGCCATGTACTTTAGATGTTTTTACCCCGTCTGCATCTGTTTTTAGTTTAAGTTTTTTAATTGCAACAACAATACTCGACGCATACACAAATCCCTGTCCGCCTGAGATTTTATCATCTGGATCAAACATATCTTGCGATTGATAAGTATGGTTAGTTGCAACCAAGCCTACATTGTGTGCACCAAACATGTTAACACAATTTGTTACTAGTGCTTTCAGTGACTTAGCTTTACGTCCCATGTCGCCTTTCATGTCACCTTTATCAAATTGATTCAATTCAGTCGGTGTCATCATCATGCCCAAACTGTCAATTACAAATAGTACTTTTGGTCGTTCTTCTTCTGGTGTTTCTTTGTAGTTTTTCATAAACATACTAATAGTTTTTGCAACATCGTCAAGCATTGCCATGTTTAGTTTTAGCAACTTATCTTCGTCTGTGCTTACACCTAGTGCATGTAGCCATGTCTCATCTAGGGCATTTTCTGAGTCAATTAGTACAACATAGATGCCTTGCTCCTGTGCTGCTTTTACAATATTTCCACTGGCAATAAAACTTTTACCTGCGCCGGATTCTCCTGCAAATACTGTTACTTTTCCCAATGGAATACCTTTGTAAAAATCAGCACTTACAAGATAGTTAAGTGCATAGTTTCCTGTACTAATCCAATCTGTTGGGTCATTAAACCCAACGCTAAGACCGTCAATGCTCTTAGTAATGTCTTTTCTAAATTTGCTTACGTCAAATGGTTTTGCCATAATGTTTTTCCTTATATGTTGTTTTATATAGTATATTATCTAACTTAAATTCGCAAGATATTTTTTGTATTATTGGGTTTCTAGTATTAGATTATATATTTTTTCTGCATATATTTTATGTTGTATTGGTCCAGGATGTATATCGTCGGTGCCATAATCTATATGTTGCGGAACTAACGTGTCTTTTCGAATAGTCGAATCAACTGTTAAATCTAACCATTGTATATCTTTTTGATTTTCTATCATTGGCGGCAACCATGATACATTTAAAAGATTTACAATAAAAAGTTTTGCTCCTACACGATTACAAAAGTTTTGTACTTGCATAACTGTTGCAAAAGTTTGCATAAGTCTTGCCAATGTATCATTTTGTTCAACTGCGTCTATGTGTTTTTTTGAAATTGTTAAACAATTAGTAATAGTATTAGATTTATATTTCCAATCTTCAAAGTATTCTATTCTGTCAGACGTAGTTAATCCCCATACTACAATATCGTTCTTTTTTAAATCAAATCTTAACAGTTGATCTGCAACCCACTGCATACTTGCGCCCGATTTACTTAATGTAGTTTCTGGCAATTTTAACTTTTTTGCTAGTATAGAGCCAAATCTTTCAGTATTTTTAACACCTTCGCCTACTGTATAAGAACATCCGACTGTAATTAAACCGGGACTTGGCTGTGTTGCATCAGTTGAGTCTAATTTAAAACTATTTAAAAATTGAAGTATGCCGTTGTCATTTTTAACTTTTCTTTTATGCTTGTATAGTTCGTATATCAATCTACCATATTCGTATACTTCTTTTTCAACTGTATTTGTGTCTGAAACAATGTCAATATCAAGCAACGATATTGATTTAGCAAAATCAGTTATTATTGATAATTTTTCTACTGTTATATCTTGTATAGTAGTAAAACAATCTAAACTTTTTGAAGATTCTATTACCTTTTTATAATTTTTATTATTTACAAGAACCATCGATTGGTCAATTTTGTATTTTATCGATCCAATGTATAAATTATTAATCATAAGAAAATTAACCTATTCCTTATACCCATGCACATCGATGCATTCATCTTGTATCCATTGTGGTAAATTTTTAAAATCATCTTTGTAATAACAGTCAGGCCAGTCGGACCCTCGAACACTTTCGTAAAAACTTAACCACAATGTGTCTTTGTGATTATAACTTAAATTTTCATCAAAGTCTTTTTTATAAGTCCAGTATTCTTTCATTTTAAATTTTTGAAATTCCCAAACTCTATCAGGATATTTCTCTGCAAAATATGTATTATATAATTCATGCTCAGACATGAAAATATCAGGATGTATGGTACCTAACGCCGGATCTTCAAGTACTGTATCCCTATAAATTTCAATTTGATTTCTTTCAAATTTATTTTCAATATCATTTCTTAGTGATCCTAATACATCCGTTTGAAATATCATACTGTTAGTTATATAACCAACAGTTGGGTCAATATCTACCAAAGTCTTTACAAATTTTTGTGATTTATCCATTGGGCTCAATCTATAAAATAATTTATTCTTTTTTCCATCTAACCATTTAATTGGATTTGTATAAATTATATCAGCATCGCTTACTAATACCGGTCCTTCTAAAATTTTATCTAAGTTTAATTTTAATATCTGTTGCTTAACCCAATTATGTTTGTATACATTCATATGGTTAAATTTAGGATCTACAATATCCCAAAAGTCTCGGTCCAGGATATTGTTTACTCCAGAAATAGAGATTGGAGAATTTGAAATAATGGTAGTTGAAGAAATTGTATCCAACACATTGTTATGAATTGATTGCAAGCAATCGTCCATTAAGTGTTTATACCCAGTATGACAGAAAATAACACTATGCATTTTAATTCCTTAACAAGGGATTGCAAATAATGCAATCCCTTGTGTTTGTAACAAAAGCGGTGTTATTCGTCTACACCTTTACGTTGACGAATCATAGCAAGAATATCTGCTGTTTTAGTGTCACCCGACGGTGCTGCCGTGTCTGCTGCTGCTGGAGTAGGAGTAGGAGTAGGTGTCACCTCTTTCCAACCAGTATCTTCACTTACAACATCTGCGACTGGCGCAGGTGCTGGGCTTGGTGCTGGTGGGGGTGTCGGAACAGATGATTGTGCATTAAACTGTAGACCTGCTGGTTTGTAGTATTGTGCAAATGCATCAGGATCGTACGGTTGTCCGTCTACACTTGCTTCAAACATTTGTTGCAGTACTCTCAATTCAGTTTCGCTGGGCTTTTTGGGCAAAAAGTCATTTAAATTAAACAATCCGTTTGCTTCAATTGCATCAAGCTCACTGTTGTCTAGTGCTGTTTCTTTACGAGCCCATTTACTTGTACTGTAATCAGCATACTGTCCTTTTGTGGTTTTAGTTACCCAAAAGTCCAACCCACGTTCATAATCAGTTGGCAGCTCTTCAATTTCAGTGTCGATAAGTGCACTTTTAATCACATTGAAAATTTGCGGACTAATGATAAAACGACGAATAGAATTTTCTGGTTCTTGGTCTTCTGTCATTGGAGTATCTCGTACAAAACCCTGGAATACATACGAACGTTTTTTCCAATATTTACGTCCCATATCTTCCAAACTTGGGTCTTTAAACCAGCCACGTACTTCTCCTAGAATTGGACAAGCTGTGCCGTCGTTATACATTTCAACGCATGGAACTTGCACTATTACTGGTTTACTATCCATTTGTCCTTTAATTCCCTGAAAAGGCAGTCGAATCATACTGCGCTCAACCCAGAAGAAATCATTCTTCGTATTGCCATCTGGCAAGAAGCGTAGTTTTGCTGTTGTTCCTTCGGGGATATTCCAGTGTGCATATACTGCACGGTCGCCGCTTTGGTTACTCGATAAACCTTTGCTGCCAATTTCTTGTTGTTGTAGTTTAGCACGAATTTCTGCTAGTGATGCCATGTCATTTTTTCCTTTTGTTGCCATGTAGCCATGTAGTTAATGTTTAAGTGTTTGCCTAAGTGTTACACTATAGTTTAATGTAACACGACTATTTATAATAGTCAAGCATAAAAATCAAAAAAATGTCAAAAAAAAGCAGTGCCAAAGCACTGCTTTTTGTTTACTTTAGTATATTTGCATTATATTCCTGCAAACATTTTTAATAGTTTTAAACTTTCACCAAACATTCTCTCGTCTTTGATCTCGTCGTCTTCTAGTGCTGGCTTTTTCGTTGCTTTCTTAATAGCTTTGTCTTTGCTGCCCATGTACTCATCACGTGGCGATTCTATTTCGCCGTCGCCGTCGTAATCTTTTTTAGATTTTACTCTAAGTGTCTTTTCTGTAATGGCAACTTCGTTATCATCTAGAGTGTTTGTTTCGCTATTAGCTAGAGCCTGCATTGCTGCTGAGGTCTTTTTAGTTGTCATTAGCTTTTTAGCAATTTCACCTGCTACTGGCATTTCAGCTGGTGTAAGTTTTTGACCCCTGGCTAGCTTATCACTGATACGCTTAACTTGCTGAGTTGCTTGTGCGTCACCACCTGCAAGTGCTTGTACAATTTGCTGATTTGGTTTTACTGTGCCAGATGTTCCAGTTGTGCCTTGTGTTACTGCTTCTATTATATCATTTGCCCAATTTTCAAATTCTTCATGATAACCGCCTGCACGTTTTTTCTTTTTGCCATATATTTCTGCTGGGTCCATGCGCACTTGGGCTTTATAATCCTGATCCGTTGCCATCATTTTAAAGTCGTCGAGGTATTTTTTAGCTAACATCATTGCTAATTGTTTGTCACCTTTGTACTCCGGTGTCATTCTTGTACCAAAAGTTTCACCTTCTTCGCCGATGTTAATACTCATTTCACTTGCAAAGTTTGCTATTGCATCTGCATTTGCACCAATTGCTCTGCTTGCAACATCAGCCATGATAAATGCTAACAAGCCTTGCGATTTAGTAAAGTTTGCATTTTTAAACATTGCATCTGCACTGTCGTCTGCTTTAAGTACTAGCATAAAGTTTGGATCTTTAATTGTTTTTTCAACACTTGGACTTGCTTCATACACAGATTGGTCCTCGTTTGCTGACTCTTCCCATGGTGCTTTTTTGAGAGTTACTTTTTTCTTTTCTTCGCCACGCTCTGGTTCATCCGCAGCATAACGTGCACGTTTTATTTCACGTTCTTTTTCTGCATCGGACTTTTTGTCTTCGTCAACACCACTGTCACGTCCAATACGCATTTCTAAGTCACGAGCTACTTGATCACGTACATCAGTGTCATCAGCTTCTTCAAATTTGCTTTCTGTGTCTGATAAGTTTGTTAATGCTTTCATTGCTGAGTCAATTGCTTCTTCAGGACCGCTAAATACGTTTGCTTTATATGCACGTTCAATGTCGTCGATTATTTCTGCAACTTCGGCATTGCCTTCTTTGCTAAACATTCCGTACTCTCTGTTACTTGCATATTGCCCGGCAGCTGGGTTGTAATCAGGCGCACCCATACTTGCTTCGTCTACGTTTGTATTTTCTAGTGCACGTTGCACACTTGGTAATAAATCGTCCATTTTTTCGTTCCAAACTTTTACTGTAAATTTTTCTTGTAATTGTGACACATCGCCAGCTGCTGACGATTCAACAGGTGAAAATGTTTCCACAAACTGTTTATAATTGTTTACATTTTGCATACGCATAATATCTTTTCTAATAGCCTGATACGAATCAACTACACGTGATCTTATACTATTTGCTTCTTCATCTTCCATTGCATGCCTGCGAGTCATCCTAGCAAACTGAGACAAGTTGCGCATTTCTTCAACTGTGCTTATAATGTGTTTGCCGATCTCGTCATAAGGCTTGCCGCCTTCGTTTACATGAACTGCCATTGCTCTGGCACCATTTAAATAATTAATCGGGAAACGAAATTTTTCACCGTCGGATTCGATAAAAATTTTATCTATGTGTCTACTACGTGATCCACGTACTTCTTCATCTACTGTCTTTTTATGATACACAACCAGTGTAGCATTTTCAAACTTTTGCATACTCTTGCGCTTGCTACCGTACATTTTTGATTCTGTAATATCCACTTCGTGTTCCTTATAAGCTCCGTTGTTTTTACTTAAAACTTTATAATCTCTATCGTCGAGTTGGTTCTTTTCAATGTCGTGTGCATCAA